AGCGCCTACCTCGGCCTTGTGCTGGTTGAGGAATCCGACAACGCGACCGCCGCTGATTGCGGTCCTGTCAGCGGTATTGCGAACGTCGTCCTTGAGCTTATCCATCTCAAGTTCGAGCGCCCCAATGAAGCTCGCCGTGCCACCCTTGGCAGCAGCAGCAATCGCCGGACCAGTGACCTCGAAGCGGCCGTAAAGATACGCCGCCGTGAACGTCAGGCGCTTGGTGGTCTGCGAACCAGCGGTGGGGAGCGTGGCGCCCTCCGCCTTGAAGTCCACCCCAGAGTTACGGTCGACATGCACGGGCACTACGCCCTGCTTGCCTGCCCAGGAGATCTTAGCCTTCTCGAACATCTGAAGGACCATGACCTCATTATTCAATTGCTCCTGAAGAGGACCGATGTAGTAGTCCTTCAGGATGGCGTCTAGCACCGAAATATTGACTGGATTAGCCATCTCTCATCTCCCTAACCAAAGAGGTTGATATCGCCGTTCTTCACGGCGTTGAAGAGGGCTTCTGTGCCCTCTTTAATCGACCCATATGTCTTCTTGTCCGCTGTGCGGGCAACCCTAGACGCCCCCGTCCCTGCACGCTTTGGGCGTGAAGGGACACCAGAAGGCGCCTCTGCGGCCTCCGCCTCGGCTTGAGCCTTGGTGGCGCCAGGGTTGTCGGCCAAGTACCGAGCAATCGCCCCCTCCTCGCGCTTGGCGAGCCAGGTGGTGTACTGCTCAGCAACCCGACCCAAGTCTACATTTGGATCACGCTGGACGGCGCTGTAGAGAACTTGCTGAAGGTCTGATGTGAGGTTCTTGTCATAGTTTCCAGTGACATCGGCGACCTCTTGCCGGAGACGAATCCGCTCAGCGTGGACCTCCTGCTGGTGCAGGCGGGCCTCCATCATGGCGATCTTGTCCTTCACTTCTTTCGGAAGGTCAGGGGTGCCATTCAGGAGCCTATCGAGTTCGTCGGTGACCTCTGCTTCATTCTCTGCCGGCTTGGCGTATTGCAGACTTCGCATTGCGTTAACTTCGTTACGCATTGCATCCATCTGATGCTTGTACTGCTCAAGCTGCGCCTTCGCACCGTCGATCTCTCCACGATACTGGTTGCGCGCTTCGAGTACGCTCTTGAACCGCTTATACGGGACACGGTGGCCCGGTGGTGAAGAGTCCTCCTCGTCAGAACCGTCATCTGACTTGGCCTCTGTCTTCACCTCGCTCTCGCCGGCTTTGGCCTCGACACCACCCTGATCAGCCGGAACTTCCGGTGTCTCAGGCTGGGCTTCAACCACCTCTTCGGCTGCGGGTGCAGCCTCGACCTCTGGCTTCACGTCCTCGGTCACGGACGCAGGTTCGCTCTGCTCGGAGAATCCAAGCTCCAGCTTCTCGCTCAACTCTCGTGACTGCTCTTCGCTTAGCAAACCCATCTCTAACTCCTTTTAACGCCTTGGAACCTTGGCGGGGGTGACGCGCTTACGCGCGAGTTCATTCTGGGAGAGAATATCTAATGATTCTTCCTCACTAGCTACCCACTCTTCCTCGAAGACCTTACCCGTTGCGTGCTCGTATGCCAAGAGTTCGCGCAACGTGGTCGGGCGGGCCGCCATCTTTTCGTGCCTGACGGCCTCAATCTGGCCCACTCCGGCCAATGCCAGTGCCCAGGCAAAGACCATGTCGTCGTGCTTTCCACCGTCCGCCTGGGGCTTGCCGCCCCTGGCGTAGACAAAGGTGTTCATCTCAGCCTTCATCCGGTCGTCGTTGACAACCAAAGCGCCAGACGACACCGCCTTGTGCAGATTGGACAGGAGGACCGGGCGCGTGGCAACCGTAGTCACAAACCCAAGCTGCTCCTTCCACCGCTTAGCCATCTTATCGAACTGGGTGCGCCTGTAGAGGTTTGCGTAACCCTCTCCGATGAGGTGCTCGATGACGCTTAGTCCGTAGGAGTTGGACTCCGCGACCACCAGGGCGTCCCACTTCTTGGCCTCCTCTAAGACTCTGGAGGAGAACTCGCTTGGTGAGACTCTGACGTAGTGGGTACTGACGCACTGCGGCTTCTCCTTGTTCGTAATATCAAGCACACAAAACGAAGAAAAGTCCCCAGACGGCGAGCCCGAAGCAGTGTCCACGCCCATCGCATATACATGATACTTCTGTAGTTTCGCATACTCTCTGTATCCAGCGACAGCCTTGGCGTGCGGGTAGATGACATCGAAGTAGCGCTCACCTGACGTGATGAACGCAACCTCTGCGGTAGCCGGGTACTCCTGGTGGAACGTCTGCCAGCTATTGCCGCACTTGGTCCGGTAGGTCTCAAACGCCCACCACAGCTGCTCTTTGGTGAGGTTGTGCTCCTCCCCATACGCATGCCACTTCGTCATTGGCCCGCGCCACGCATACGGGCGCTCTTTCAGGCTGTACTCTTCGGACAGCATCCAGGGCAGAAAGACCTTACCGTAGCCGTTCTTGTCGACCCACAACTGATGCGCGTGATTGAGGCCATTGGCGGTGGTCTCCATGACCACGATGGCGTCTGGCGTGGCCGTCTGGAAGACAGCCCGCACCGTGCTCTCAACGTCTGAGTAGAAGGCGAACTCAGAGCAGTGGAGGAAGTTGTAGGTGGTGCCACGAGCGCTTTGCGTGTTCGCGGTGAATACGCGTACCATTCCGCCATGGAAAAAGGCCATCTCGCGGACGTTGGACTTCTCGGTCGGAAACTGAAGCCACTGTGGGAGGTTGTCGTAGAAGCGCTTGTAAATCTCGAAGATTTGCTCAGCAGACTCCCGGCTCTGGGCCATGACTCCGACTCGGAAGTTGGGTCGGAAGTACGCATGCCAAAAGGCATACGCGGCGATGCCGGTGGTGCCGCCCATCTGGCGAGCCTTGAGGTCAAACACCCACGGGTTGTCCTCGATGGCGGAGATGAGCTTGTGCTGCGCAGCGTTCGGCTTGAACGTGATGAGCTTCGCCTTCTTGTCGACAATCTTCAGATGCCGACAGAAGTAGAGGAAGTCAGAAGCGCAGCGCCTAAGCTCTTCCTCAGTTGACTTGCTCTTCCTTGCCACCCGGCTTCATCTCCTCACGAACCTCGTTCAAGATATCGCGCAGGTGGTCGAGCACGGCAGCATCGCTGTCCTCTTTGATCTTCTCGGTGCGCACTTCGACAAACACGGTGTCGGCCTTGGTCTTTGCTAGCTGGGCCTTCTGCTGCTCTCTCTGGATTTCGTTATCCATCTCGGGCCTATCGTTCCACTTGTAGCGCTTCTGGAGCAGGAACATCGCTGCTCGCCAGTTGTGGTTCTTGGTCGCCTCTCGGATGACGATGTCCGCGAAGAGGGACTCACCGAACCCTTCTGACCGACTCATCTCGTGGTGAAACCAGGAGTACAGCGGATGGGTCAGGTTGGTCTGACCCTTACGCACCCATACCTTCACGGTCCCAGGAGATACGCCAGCCATTGCGGCAGCCGAGTTCCGGCTGTGACCAGCCTCCAGCGCTTCGAGGGCGCGGAGCATGCGCTTTTTGAGCTTACGCTCCTGAAGGCTAAGAACGATATCCTCGGGCTCACTACGCCCCTCCGGGGACTCAGGCATCCAGGAACCTCTTCTTGTGGCGGTGGCGCTTCTTACGGTCGGTCTCCTCAAGCATACACACGTGCATGCACTCGAAGAAGCGGACGGCATCTTTGGCGAACCGCTCAAGGTCCTCGACCTCTGCGCCCTCTTGGATGTCGTTGTCGCGCATGCGCTCCAGCATGCCGACCACAATCTGCCGACACGCCCTGTGCTTGGGGCGCAGGGCGGCGTCATGATACCCGACGAGCATGTCGACCAGGGACATCAGCTCCATGCCGACGAGCTTGAACGCAGACACGAGCGCTTGCTCGGTAGTCAAGTTTTCGTGGCCGTAGTAGGCAATGTCGAGCGCCTGCTTGCAGCTTGACAGGCACTCAGCGATGAGGCCCTCGACCACCGTGGCCTTGGCGATTCCGCCCGAACGGGCGCCCTCGTCGTAGACCACAATGTCCTTGGAGGCGATCTTGTGGGCCGGCCCTATGGAGCCGCCCTCGGGGGCGAACACGCTCACTTGGAGAACCTCTTGAGGTGCGGTCCGAAGTACCGGGGCCCACTCGCGCGTGCCGAGTCCATGGACATTCTAATCATGGCGACGATGACAGCGCGCTCGTCAGTAAACCCACCGGACTTGGCAACGGTCTGGATGAACCGGACAACGTCTTTTCCGAGGTCCAGCTTTCTGATTGAGGCAACAACCTCTGCGCCGCGCTTGGACGTGGACGCCTTTTGCTCAGCAACCGATGCCTGGAGCATCGCCTTTGAGTCGTTGTTGACGAGCTTCTTGCGCTTCTTGGTGGTCTTCTTTGCCGGTGCCTTCTTCTCAGCCATCACTACTCCTCCGTCCATTCCCAGGCATTACAACATGCCCAGCCAATCAGCAGGGCGGCTCGCCTGTCGTCGTTCTTCGCCAGATGAGCCAACGGCAATACCGGGCTATGTCTGGGTTTTGACAACATATTACACATGTCGCGCTGGGCCGCAACAGCGCGGGACCTTGGCTGGGTGGGCAACCCAAGGACAACGCGCCACTGGGTGGGGGATATCTCCACATATGGGATGTCCTCATACCACGCGCTCGTAGCGAAGCGTTCACGCACCCTCGCCAGGCCGAGAGACGCGGCTGCATTGACGCCGACGTAGCCACCTCCCTCCATGACCATCAGGTCGATGTCGAGAGCGACACCGCTCACCGCGAGATAGTCGGAGTGGTCGACGTCTCTGAAGTCGACAGGCTCTGTGCCCTCCCAGACGACCACGGCGGTGGCTTTCTTGCCACTCGCCGGGTCGATACTCACCCACCGACTCGGTGCTCGGTGGGCAGGAGGTGGGCATGGGGGGAACACGCTCTTTGACTTACTCATACGCCGCATACCCCTGCACACTCGTTATCAAAACTCTGCCACATCGACTGCTGCCCCCCGTCGAAGTCAACCTCATCAATGGGGATGCGCGAACGATGCAGAAAAGGGCGCGTCTCCAAGCCTGCGACCGCGCCGTGCGCTTCGTGCGCCTCGTGGACAGCGCGCTCGAACGCCACTATCTTATCCCATTCATCCTCGTCCCCCTTCAACCGAGACCACTCTCCGTTGGAGTGGAACGGGCAGAACACGCAGGCGGAGCGAGGGGCGTCAACTCCCTTCCCTTGCAAGTAACGCTGGCATACATCGCGTGTCCACCCCATGCGGACAAGCGGATAGTCGAACACACGCCATTTGTCCTGACTCTCCCGCATGCGCTGGGCCTCGTCCGCGCTAATCCCGTACCACTGGCGAAGAAAAGGCTCGCCCTTGTACCCTCGCGGGACCTCAAACCTTTTTCGGATGTATTTGTCTAAAGGCTTCGCCTTAAAGTCGAAGGTGCAGCCCCTGCGGACAGGCATCGTATCACCCTTCTTTGTCGCCACGAACATAGGTGGCATACTGATGCCCTTCAGGCCCACGCCGGCTCGCTCGATGACGTGCTTGGAGAGATGCCCGGCAGAGACCGTATGAAAGTCCATGCCAGCATCGAGTATGCGCTCACGCATGATAGCGACGTGAGCATACACTTCCTCTGGTTCGTCGCCTGTGTCTGCGAAGAGCCAAACCTCTGGCAATCCCCCACCCATAGCGCGCATCAACTCAGGATGTCGCTCCATGACGAGCAACGCGAGAACAGTTGACTGGACCCCTCCGCCGAAAGATACGAAGTTTGTCATGTCTTTATCCACGATACACGGCTCCAGAGGTTATGAAACGCGTTCTACTGCCATCCCACTCGATATCGCTCTCGTAGAGGTTTCGGCGAGGGCCGTGACGGAACTTATCCATGCCTATCTGCGCCTCCCAGGGGCTAGAATCCTCGTTAACATTGTGTAAAAGCCAAGGAACAAGACCCAAATCAGCATCATCATCGATAGCCCCTGAGCCCTTTGAATCGCGGATTGTGGGCCGTTCTTTGGTCCTTTTGGCCGCCATTGTGGGCTGTGAGATGCTAATCACGACGCAATCCAGTTCCATAGCCAGCTCTTTCAGGCCCCGGCTGACCTGTTCAAGCTCTTCGGTACGGTTGCTGTTGCGCTTTTGGGAGCGCATCAGCTGGATATAGTCCACAACAACGATGCCGAGGTCCCCTTTCTGGGCCTTATAGGACCTTGCGGCCTGCCTGACACCGTCAATTGTGGCCGCCTGGTGGCCCACAACCCTGATTGGGGCGGATGAAACCTTGTGCGCAGCGTGTGTGAGGGCCACTAGTTGGTCCTCATTGAGCCCTTCTTGGTCATGGAGTTGCACTGGGATGCCGGATTCGGCCGCGATCAGGCGTCCGATTATCTGATCAGCGGGCATTTCCAGGCTAACAACGAGCGCAGGGCGCTGCTGCTCGTAGGCAACGGACCATGCGAAGCCGTTTACGGCCAGTGCGGTCTTACCGTGGCCGTTGAGGCTCATGACCAGCACCAGCCATCCGGGCCTGAACCCCCCTCCGGTGGCCTTATCGAGCGGATAGAGGCCTGTGGAGATACGGGGCGGCTTCTTCTCACCCTTTTGGATGGCGTGTACCATCCTCATGTAGTCACTGACTACGCATCCCGCATCATCCCCATCCGTTAGATTCTCACCTGACTCCCTCAAGCGTCCCACCAAGGCCTCGGCCTCGGAGAGAGCCTCTCCTGGGCTTAGGTCCCCATCTACGGCGATGGACGAGAGCTGTTCAGCGGCCTGGTGCATACGGCGACGGGCGGTCATCTCCAGTAGGCGGGCAACGTAGCTGTCTAGCTTACTGTTGCTGCCTGCTCGGTTGAGGAGTTGGACCAGGGTGGGTCCGCCGATACGGCCCCATGTCCCCTGATCACGCAGAACCTCCTCGAGGATGACCTCATCGTAGTCGTTGTGCCGCTCATAGGCGGCCACAACGCCCCTCCAGATGAAGCGGTTCACGTCGTTAAAGAAGTCATCGTCCCCGATACGGCTGGTAACCGACGGAGTGAGCGATGGGTCTAAGAGCAAGCAGGCGAGCACCTCACGCTCGACGCTGCTGCTCTGAGGTAGAAATAGTGGGTCCATTATTCGCCCTCGATGCGGATGCCGCACCACTCGAACTCCTCAATGCTCATCTCACCGCTTTCCAGGGCAAGGAGTATCCTTACCTTGTCGAGCGGCGGCGGGTCGCTCGGAAGAAACCACTTCTCAGCCTCGTGGAGCGTGTCAACATACTCAGAGGTGTAACCCTCGTAATCGGGCATCGAAATCTTGTAATTGCGAAGACGCTTGCGGATTGCGTCCAAGTCGCTAACGGTGACTGACATTAGTTGCTCCCGTTGTCATAGACAAAAGGGCGAAGAACCTTGGACCGAGACGGGTGCCGCAGTTTGCGAAGCGCCTTCTCCTCAATCTGGCGAACAGCATCCCTTGTCAGGAACAGGTCCTGGCCGATCTCCTCAAGGGTCTTATCCTCGTAGAACCTACCATTAATCACGGTCCTCTCTTTTTCAGAAAGCGTGGAGAGAGCATCGCTAAAGCATGCCGACAGTTCCGCGTTGTCGTAAGCCCTAGAGGCGGGCAGCGCGATACGGCTGGAACCGTTGGTGATAGCCATGATTTCGGACGCATTTGCCGTCCGCGTTGCGACATTGTTCTCGATGCCGAGAACATCTGACGGGAAGAGGTCGTCGGCCATAACGTCGAAGAAAGACGCTAACGCCAGGGCGATACCCCGCCACTGGCCCTTGGAGTTTAGAGGGCTGGCCCTCATCGACTCCAGCCCCTGATACTGCTGCTTACAGGACCCGATAGCGGCTGCCATCTGGCCCTGACTAAACCCCAGCTCGTCACGCCTGGACTTGAGTTGGTTGTTCCTTACTCGAACAGTGACTTCAAAGTCTGCTCTCATCGCACACCCCCCGCTCCCGACGGCACCTTTGCCCCAAATTGACACAGGCCGTCAGGCATCACATGTTTATGGCAGTCCCACTCCTCTATGATTTCGGCCCTCACGCCGTGCCGGTCGGCTGCGTTAAGCAAAGGCATCGCAGACACGTCGCCCCCGTTAAGCACGCTTACCAGCGCGGCGGCGGCCCTGAACGCCTCGGCCACCCGCGCTCTTTCAGGCCTATCGCTGCCCTTCTGCGGGCTGTAGTCAACGAACGTAACCAGCATTACGAACACCCCGTTGGGGGCGTAATAGCCGACATCGAAACCGATGACCATTTCCGACTCGGTGTCGGGCCTAAGAACAAACATACACATCCCCTGTGTAGAAAAAGACAAGTGAAACCATCCCGCGACCGCTGGTGACAACACGTGGCAACAGATGAAGCGGGATGGAACCCATAAACCCAGAGAGAGCTACTCCGAGGGTTAGGCCAGACTGACGGAGCCCTCAGGGGATGTCAAGGACTCGTCAGAACTGATTGGTTCTCCGGCAGGTTTACCGCAGGCGGGGCACTTCACCCTAGTAGCCCCCGTACTTACGCTTGGCCGGGCCCATACGTGGGTTGTGCGGCCGCTTGGCGGCCTTCTGCCGCGCCTTCATACGCTTGTAGACTCCCATGATGTAAGCGTAGTTGCCAGCCTTACCCTCAGACGAAGCCTGGGACTTGGCCTTGCGCCACAACCGCTCATCACGCGCCGTCTTCACTACGCTCGTAGGCAAAACCAAACACCTCGCGCGCACACGCGCGCTCCTATACTAGCGGAGATCACAAACAAGGCGACTCTCCAAAGTAAAAACCATCCCACCAGACATGCACTCCTCGTCTGGCGAACCGCCATCCAAGTCGTGCAATCACCGAGCACGGCGGCTTTGCGCCAAAGCAAACCGCCGAAGCCATCAGGACTTCCACTCACAAAGCCACCGATGGGACCGAGTGTCAGCGGAGCGTACAGTCTACGCACCGCTAACCCTCTAATATGTACCATATATCAAGATTATAGCACGTTTTGAGGATTTTGTATACGCAGAGGTTTACATGCCCCTTTTGGCCTTGGGGCCAACGGGGCGAAGTGGGACCTGACTGATCAGATTTAGTGCGGAATCCGAAAATCTCAGCGCCGCAATTGGGTGTCAACGCGCCTCGGCCTACCCGGGGGTCACCACGTTACCGACCGGTCGGTAAACTATCTCGGTGTATAGCAACTATCCACCCACCGTATACCTACTATCCACCCCTGGGTGGCTACCAACTATGCACGGTGTAAACAAACTATACACCCTCGCCGCCTATAAGATACCCGCGTACCCGGCTATCTTACCCGACTCGAACCGCCGACCCGCCCCGAGGGAGAGGGCTGGCTCCAGGCTCCGGAGACCGCTGAAGGGCCGAAAGTGAGGGAGAGCCTAAACACCCAATCACCGACACCCCACTAAAAGCACAACCGAGCCCGCCGCTAACTGTCTGGAATCACCCGTCTTTCCGGATATGGTTGTGACAGTGTGCATCAAAGCGTGACAACCAGTAGCAGAGTATGAGACCTTACAGATGTCGAAGGGGAAACCCGGAGACGCCGTTCCTTCACAACCTACAGCAGCCACGCGACGAGCAAGGGATAACTCGCACAGCGAGGAAGGGAGAGAAACCCACCCCGGACGGATAGATGTGGGCCCATTGGGCCAGTTAGACTGCAACGTAGGCGGAGCGCTTGAGACTAACCCACAACCCATAAACCCAACGGAGAGACAGGGGTAGCACCCCAACGGACTATTACTATTGAAAAGGGTTAGTCCGCCCAGAACCGTAGAGCGTAACTCAAGCAAGTAACGCGGCCCAAACGCGCCCAAACACCGAGCCCATAGCGGCATCTGGGGCGCCTGTTTAGATAACCCCACTTGTGAAGAGGTATCCTCTAGCCCGAGCTATCGACGTGACACGTTGGCAGGCATGCCTACGGATAGTATCGGGGTGCTAGAAGTGAGACGAAAGGTCTCCCAGGCTAGCAGTAGCACGTCCACAGGCTAGAACCCTCGGACGCAAGGCTACAAGGTAAGGTGACACCGAACGGCCCGATTAGGTACGGGCGAAGTGAGTGTGCTCCGAGCGCTACCGGAACGCGCTAAACCCTTCGGGGTCTCAGTATCAAGAAAAGCCAACAGCGTGGCGCGCTAACGTCTCCAGACAATCTAGCGCGGCTGGTGTTGGCTCCTCTTGCGATTGATTAACCTTTGAACGGAGATTCGACATGAGCCCGGCATGTAGCTGGCGTTGCCAGTGTGAGCAGTGCGTTTTAGCACTATCTGATAAGGCAGAGAGCGCCCACAGTGCGCTGGTGACGCGCATTGAAAGCAGTCTGAACAACCGACAGCATCCACGCTGGTTCACGTACGGGGCGCCGCCGTTCTCGGTTGAGACCGTCGAGACGCTCGGGGGCGCAACGATTGACTACCCGAAGCATTTTCGGGAGCTGATGGTTCCCGGAGAGCGCGAGAATCCCCAGGTAAACCAGCGCTATCGCGTCACCGGTACTGTCAACGGGGAGACATCTGTCTACGAGATAACCGTTGGCAGGGTGCGCGGCCAGTTCGTTGGCATGAAGCACGTACACGTCGACGGGGTGCGATAACCCACTAACCCAAAAGAGGACAGCATGAACAAACTGGTGATCAATAAATGCTACGGCGGATTCAGCCTAAGCAAGCGCGCGCTTAATGCGCTCGCTCTTATCACTAAAGAAATGGAGAAAACGATGGAACCGAAGCAATCGAGTCCCCCGGTGAAGCCGGGCGGGTTCTTCGAGACGCGCATCCGCGCATGGGCCAAGGAATACGCCGAGGCGCGAGGCCAAACGCTCTTTTATTGGAGCATCTACAACCATGAGGGGCTGATTAAGAAGGCCCGGCGGCTTGTCAACATCGCCCGATACCCGATCAACCCACTTAGCGCGGCGTGTACCTACAAGTGGATTTGCGATGCGTTCTGCGCGGAGATCCCCGACTGGACCGGGCCGGATTTCGACGAGCTGATGGCCGCGATCGACGAGCTGGAGAGTGCATCATGATCCGCACGATTTTCACGGTGCTGATGTGGCTCCTGACCGGCAAGGCACCCAAAGAAAAGGAGAATCCGGCCCCGCGAGACGCCCGCGTGAGTCGGGTCGACGGCCGGTGGGCTTTCGAGATGAAAACGACGCTTCCGGGCGGTCGACACGTCTCAAAGGTCGAAGCGTGGCGGGCCTGCGTCCAGGCCGGGGTCGCCTCTGGCATCCCGGAGCATGGATGGCGCGCGCGCCACGGATCTAGCGGGTACAAATGGGTCACGAGGGTGCCCCAATAGCCGAAACCCCCGTTCGCGTGAGTCATCACGCGGGCCGGGGTCGCCCCTGGGCTGGTTGCCAGGGGCCTGATGAGGCAAACAACCCACTAACCCAAGAGAGGACAGCATGAAACGGACAAAGAGAAAAGGCCGCTGGGTGACCACTGAGAGTTGGACGTGCGCGCATTGCGAGGGCGCCGGCTCGATTCAGTGGTTAGAGGGTATGGGCGAGCCGATGGAGTGCCCCGTGTGCAAAGGCGAGGGCTACAGACATGAGGCCAAATGGGTGCCACAAGATATTGACCCCTCGTGCGATTGATTAACCCACTAACCCAAGAGAGGACAGCATGATGCAAACGTATGGTGAATACTCGCCCACAGGATTCGACGCGAAAGGCCTTGGCCTACCGGACCAGCGCGACTGGTTCGTCTTCATCGGACAGAATCGAGACTCTGACGCCTTGGAGCGCTCTAACTTCACGGTGGCAACCCTAACGCTCGAAGGGATTGACCCGGACGGCGAAGACCACGAAATACACAGGTTTGGACATTGGGCGTGCGGATGGCTGGAGATTATCATTGTCCGGCCTGGGTCAATGGCCTCCTCTGAGGCTGAGGACATGTCGGCCGCATTGGCCGACTATCCAGTGCTGGACGATGAGCACCACTCGGCGCTCGAATACGGCGAGCACTACGAATGGGTCGATGAAGAGTGCAGACGCGTCGCCACAGTCGATGAGGCCACGTACGACGCGGGCGAAGTGATGAGCAAGCTGGACTGGTACAGCGAACATGACATGAGCCCTTCCGATGAGGAACTAATCGAGACGCTCGGCGAGCTAGGGATGCTCGCCGACGATAACTAAACCCGATAACCCATAACCCAACAAGGGAGTAGCTCTCCAATGAACGTAGAACACAGATACTGTGCGGACCTTGGAATGTTCGCAGTGGACAGGCCCATCTTTACCATCCGAGACGACGCTGGACGCGTCGCCGCCAAGGGGTCATGCGTCTGGAAAACGGAGGCATGCGCTGAGTGCTTCAATCTCAAGTTCATGAAGATGTATCAGCGCGACATCGACGCGCGGGACGTACGCAATGAACAGTCATGGCAACGCCTGACAGGCAAGGCGCTTAGCGCTACGCTAGACAGGAAAAACAAGCGTCAGACAGACCGTGTCCGCCTCATGACACGTGGCGAGGCATTCCGAGACCCGTCTGATGTCATCAGGATTCGCGACCTACTGACCGCGAACCCTGACCGGGACTTCTGGATACCTACCAGGGCCTGGCGTAGCAGGCGCATGCGACCGCTGATTGTGGCAATCATGCGCGAGTTTCCAAACGCTCGAATCCAGGCGTCAACAGACGTGACGACGACACGCGAGGAGCAAGCCAGCCTGGACGATGAGGGCTGGTCAACGATGTTCTTTGGAGACGACGAGGCCTTCGAGACCCTGACAGGCAGCGAGCGCCACCTATGCGCCAAGACATGGGAGAAAGACAAGGGAGCATGCGCCAAGCGATGCGGCAAGGGCGGCTGCTTCGCAAAAGAGCAGACACACGTACATCTGAAACAACACTAAGGGGAGGGCTGAGCGATGGACGACTTCGAAAAGATAGAGCAGGCGATTAGGGACATCTGCCATTCCATGGCGCTGTACACGATGACATCAGAGCGACAGTACCAAATATCAAAGACGCTTGGTGAGGTTGTGCTCCCGCACCTCATCGACCTCCACGGGGCCATGCTGGAGGAGGCTGACGACCTGACGAACGAGTAGCAAGCCCACATGTCGAGGACATCTAACCACAAGGGGGACAGCATGAGAGAGGGAATCTTTGTAGAGGCCGACCACGATGGCGAGTGGTTCACGGGGCACGTTATCGCAATGCACAAGGGCAAGTGGGCGGTGCGATTCTTCACGCATTGCAGCATGCCATTCATCATCAGCGAGACCATAGCTCGCCACCTTGTCGACCCTATCGTGCATGTGTTCAAGCCTGAGCGCATAGCGTTTAACCGCCGCCCACTGCAATGGCACGAGGACCTAGCAGTAGCGTTCCCATGCGACAAGCGGCGCGAATACATCGACGCCGTCACGAACGGCGAGGAGGACTGGGCATGATTCACAACCACGCATTAACACTAATACTTCTGGCAACTTACGCAACGCTGATTGCTATGGCAATCCAAGGGGGATGAGATGAGTGAGCGAGTAGCAAAGAAGGTAGCGCGCGCGCTGGCAACGTCAAACCCGTTGGCGGGTCAGTCATACAGCGTCGAGAAGCCGCAAAGCATATCACAACGGGCGGCCAACATGCTCGCAGAGGTTGGTCCGTATGGACCATACATCGCTCCAGGTGACCCATATGGCTGGTCACCTGGAGCCCTTGCCACCATCTTCATGGAGCCAAAGGGCGGGGAGGGTGACTGCGTCATGCCGCTTGACTACTGGAATGGCGGCGGCGAGGCCGCAGAGCGGGCGAGCACGCTCATGGGCAAGTACTACATTGAGTTTGTCAACGCAGCGGTAGCTGCCGTCTGGGAGGGCTAGATGAGTGAGCAAACACACGACACCTACGGACAGAGTCAAATTATTACAATGCTAGAAGAACTACTTGAGGGCATTGAGATTGAGGTGGAGTGCCCGCGCAAGCGCCGCATGATGCTCTCAAGTGTCAAGTTCATCATCCGTGAATACAAGGGGGGGATGAGATGAGTGAGCAAACACACGACGTGTTCATAACGCTGAGCATGGAGGTGCAGGTCCAGGTCACCGGCTGCGCCACGCCAGAGCAAGCGCTGAGGGTGGCGAAGCAAAACCTGGAGGTGGTCGACTACACCCGTGGCGTCGAGGTGGAGTTCGAGGACGCCGAAGATGACGGTACCAACCCGGCCGCAGAGTTCGAGGTGGCCGGCATCCACGGGTGGTTCGAGGACGTAGAGGGCAACTCATACGCTAACTAACAAGGGGGATGAGATGTACCGCAACGAAGAGCCAGAGGACTACCGGAGGGACCGCCTTCGCGAGACGCCGGACGAGCGTCCGGATTGGTTTGCCTGTGGGCCGCCCGAGGCTGATGACCTGGATGATGTCGGCCCTGGGCCTGACACAATCCGAGAAGCGCGC